CATTCAACCAAACTTCGGAGCTATTGTTAGAATGTCTAATCAATACGGAGAAGAAGCAGGGGTAGGAGGAACAGTTACCTGGTATACAGGCTCTTTTGATACCACTTCCGGTCAACAGGATTACGATATGACAGCATGGGCAAATGCTTCTGCATCATTATCAGCTGGAGATACAATCGAGATTAAAAGAGTATTCTACGAATCACCCCCGGCCATCGTTCGTTACTTTGATCCTTATGCAGGAACAGGAACGGGTATGATGAACCTCTTAGATACATTCGGATGGGGTAATTACTCACCGGCTATCAACTTCCTTCTGATGCCGATCAACTATGATCTTCAGAAGATACAGGCTATTGAGTTTAACGATCAAATCAGAAAGTCTCAATACTCGTTTGAATTAGTAAATAATAGATTAAGGCTTTTCCCAATCCCAACTGTGGATGACGGAAAGATGTTCTTTGAGTATATTAAAAACTCAGAAAGAAACAATCCAGTAATGGCACATTCAGCAGGATTAGTTTCAAACGTTTCCAATGTTCCTTATGCTAACCCAAAATACATTCAAATCAATTCTATTGGAAGACAGTGGATTTTTGAATATACCTTAGCATTAGCAAAAGAGATGCTCGGATACATTAGAGGAAAGTACGGTACCTTACCAATCCCAGGAGCCGAAGTTACTCTAAACTCAGCCGACTTAATCACGGCAGCTACCTCAGAAAAGAACTTGCTATTAGATAGATTAAGGTCTTACTTAGAAGAAACTTCAAGAGAAAAGCTACTTGAGAGAAGATCCTTAGAAGCTGATTATAAACAGAAAGAATTAAACCTGGTTCCTCAACCAATATTCATAGGATAATGAAATTAAAAGATCTATTAAATGAAGTAACCTATTCAATGTATCAATCTCTGGTATACGTTGAATTCTCAGACGAAACAAACGTTACTGATATCGCTCAGCTAATCAGAGGTTTGAGATATGTTACTGTTGTAAACAATAAAACAGATAAAGAGGATCTAAACCCAAGAGGCCTACTCCAATTGAAAGTAGTTACCTTAAAACCAGGAGTAGAGACTTTTGAGATGATTAAAAAAGAAGCATTGGGAACCATTCCTACTTTAAAGAAATTTAAGTATAGCACCAAACAATTGCAAAAAATTGAGGAGATCTAAATGGCATTATTCGGAAGTAGAAGAGACGTCTTATTGATCAATAGTATCAACCGTGAGTTACTGCCAGACATTATAACTCAGCAGGTAGGGTATTATAAAGTCACTCTAGGAGCCTCTACAACCAATATGTACGGAGAAGCTACTGATAAATTCTTCAGTGAACCGGCTCTACTAAACTGCTTAGTAACAAGAGGAGATCAGGCTTGGTCTGCCGCTGATGGATTCGGACCAGATTTAAACAGAACAGTTTCTTTTGCATTCTTCTTAGAAGATTTAAGAGACCTTCAAATACTTCCAGAAGTTGGAGACGTTATTTTCTGGTATGAAAATTACTATGAAGTAGACGGGGTAGTTGATAACCAATACTTTGTAGGAAAGATACCGGAATACTCGTATTCTGAAGGGTTGAATCAATTCGGTTCATCAATTAGTATCATTTGTTCAACTCACCTTGAACCTGCAGACAAACTAGGTATAACTAAAGAAAGAATGTAATGGCAGACAAGATTAGAAAACCGGTACCAAAGAATCAAAGAGAAATTTCTATTTCTCAACAAGATCCTTTATCAAGCAACCCAAACAGCGGCGTTATACCTCTGCCGGTATTCGCTAACCAGACCAATCCGGCGACTGCTAAGACCTTCCGAGCCCAGCAAATCTCATTAAAAGGTGATACAGATAAGCAATTCACAGTTGGAATAGGAGATATAGATGAAACTATCACCTACTATTTTAACAACGTAATTAAACCCCAAGTATACCAGAACGGAACCTTAATCCCGGTACCAATTATTTACGGAAACCCAGAAAGATGGAAAGCAGTTCAGAAAGACGGTTACTACAGGGATAAGAATGATAAAATTATGTGTCCTATTATTATGTTCAAAAGAACATCGATGGATAAGACATACACAATTGGAAACAAACTAGATGCTAATAATCCTATAAACTACGCAGTAGTCAATAAAGGATACCAGAAAGGTAATGCATACTCTAATTTTGACATCCTAAACGACAGGGAACCGGTAAATTCTTATCAAACAGTAATAATCCCGGATTATGTTACAGTAAACTATGAATGTGTTGTTTGGACCTATTATATGGAACAGATGAACAAAATTGTAGAAGGAATCAACTACTCATCAGATTCATACTGGGGAGATCCTAATAGATTCAAATTCCGTGCACGAATAGATTCTTTTACCGATAATACAACAGTGAATCAAGGGGAAGAACGTTTAATCAAAACAACCTTCAATATAAAGATGTACGGGTATATTATTCCTAATGTAATTAATAAAGATTTAGTTGCTCCTAAGAAAGTATTCACCTTCGGAAAGGTGAGTTTCGATACCGAGGTAGTGAGTAATATAGAGGATCTACAATAACTTTTTGAAAGGTTATTTGCTATTTATATTAGAACTATCTAACAAACTAAAATAAAATGGCAGAAACTTTATTATCCCCTGGTGTTATCGCTATAGAAAATGACCAGTCGTTTATCACCCAACAGCCCGTACAGGCCGGAGCCGCTATTATCGGTCCAACTGCTAAAGGTCCTGTTGAAATCCCAACCTTAGTTACATCTTACAGTCAGTATGTAAACAAATTTGGTGATGCTATAACTTCCGGAAGTGATATCTATTCTTATTTCACCTCAATTGCAGCTTACAACTACTTCCAAAACGGAGGAACCAGTTTATTAGTAGCAAGAGTAGCAACCGGATCTTACACTTCAGCAACTAGCACTTTAATGCCTACAGGTTCAGGCGGACCAACTACTGGTTTGTCACCATTCGTATTAGAGACTATCTCAGAAGGTGAGCTTATGAACAGCACCTCAACAGAAACCACCAACGGTGCTTTACCTTCAGGTTCAGCCAATAACATCCGGTGGGAAATTGTTGGAAGTGATACTGGATCAGGACAATTTAACTTACTAATCAGAAGAGGTGATGATTTATCTAACAACAAGATTGTATTGGAAACATGGACAAATCTTTCTTTAGATCCTAAAGCACCTAACTTCGTAAGCAAAGTTATCGGTGACTACACCTACAACTACAACAGTGTTAACAATCAGATTGAATTAACAGGATCTTATCCAAATGCTTCAAACTACGTTAGAGTAAAGCAAGTTAATTACCTAACACCAGATTATTTCGATAATAACGGAGTTGCTAAAAACCAATACACAGGATCAATTCCTGCTCCTGCTTCAGGTACTTTCGGTGCTGCAACAGGAACTATAAAGGCAGGCGCTAATTTCTATAACGCTCTAACTTCTACAAACACTCAAGGCTTAGATGCAGGTAACTACACTAACATGATTAACTTGTTATCTAACCAAGATGACTACAAATTTAATTTGTTGGTAACTCCTGGATTATGGTATAACGCTCACAGTGCTAGAATGGCGACTATTGTTTCTAATACTCAAAACAGAGGTGATAACATCTTCGTTATGGATTTAGTAAACTACGGTTCTACAGTAGCCGCTGCAACTTCAGAAGCTGCTAACGTTAACAACTCTTACGCAGCCGCTTACTGGCCTTGGGTTCAAACAAACGATCCTGCAACAGGAAAGAACGTTTGGGTTCCTGCTTCAACAATGATCCCAGGTGTTTATGCATTCAACGATGCGGCTGGTGAGCCTTGGTTTGCACCTGCAGGTATCAACAGAGGTGGAATGAGTACAGTAATCAGAGTAGAGCAGAAATTATCTCAAGGTAACAGAGATACTTTGTACTTAGGTAAAGTTAACCCAATCGCTACATTCCCAGGACAGGGTGTTGTAGTATACGGACAGAAGACATTGCAGCAGAAAGCCTCTGCTCTAGACCGTGTGAATGTTCGTAGATTGTTGATTGAATTGAAAAACTACATTTCTCAGATCGGTAACGCTTTGGTATTCGAACAGAACACCATCGCAACCAGAAATAGTTTCTTAGCTCAAGTTAATCCTTACTTGGATTCAATCCAACAAAGACAAGGTTTATTTGCTTACAAAGTAGTGATGGACGATACCAACAACACAGCAGACGTAATCGACAGAAACCAATTAGTAGGTCAGATTTACATCCAACCAACTAAGACTGCCGAATTCATCTACTTAACTTTCAATGTTACTCCAACAGGAGCTACATTCCCAGCGTAATTCAACTTAACTGATATTTATAATCAATAAAACATAAATAAGATGGCAGTATTACAACCTAACGAAATATTCTTCACCGCCTTTGAACCCAAAGTACAGAATAGATTTATTTTATATGTAAGCGGTATTCCTTCATTCTTTATCAAAGGCTTGTCAGGTCTTGAAATTGCCAATGATGAGATTACTTTGAACCACATCAACATTCAAAGAAAAGTAAAAGGACGGTCTAAGTGGAACGACGTTACTATGACTTTATACGATCCCATTACTCCTTCAGGTGCTCAGGCAGTTATGGAGTGGGTACGTTTAGGTCATGAATCAGTAACTGGCCGTGATGGATATAGTGATTTCTACAAAAAAGATTTGACTGTTGATATCTTAGGACCAGTGGGTGATATCGTTTCTGAATGGATTTTGAAAGGTGCTTTCATTAAGTCTGCTAAATTCTCTGATCTAGATTGGGGACAGGATGCAGCTGCTCAAGAAATTACCTTGACAATCGCAATGGACTACGCAGTATTGAACTTCTAATTAAAATTAACCTTAAAGAAAGAGCCCTCCTATTTATTAGAGAGGGCTTTTTTATTACATGAAACTCATAGATCTATTAAACGAACTGGTTATGCCACCGGCTTTAAAAGCCAAACAATACGAATTAGAGAAAGACGGCTATACAAAAATAGGAGGTGGAGATAATGGCATTGTAATGGAAAAAGGATCCGACGTAAAGAAGCTTACTACGGATGTTGATGAGCTAGAACACGCTGAGAAACTGTTAAACCATTCTTTCTCATGCATCATCCCTATCTATAAAGTAGAGAGACTGGCCGGAGGTAAGACTGGTGTAATTGATATGACAAATGCTGAGCAGTTAGCACCTCAAGAAGCAGAAGAAATTGCAGTTAATGGAACTAAGGCAGAAGATTTTTTAGTATACGACGAAGAATTAGATCCTGAATTATCAGATAAGGTAAAGCAATTCTTGGTTAGCCTTAAAGAAGCATTCAAAAAAGCAGGCATTAACCCAGATGAAATCGATTGGTCACCTACCAACGTTATGAATTATAAAGGAAATTACGTTTTAGTAGACGTATAAATCCTAATTCATATATATTTATAATAGAATAGTTATAACTAAGAAGTATATGTTAGAAAACAAAATCCCAACAGAAATTATTGAGTTACCTTCAAAAGGTCTTCTTTACTCAAAAGACAATCCATTATCTTCTGGCAAAATTGAAATGAAGTACATGACTGCTAAAGAAGAGGATATTCTTACCAATCAAAACTACATTCAAAAAGGAACTGTGTTAGATGAATTAATGAAATCTTTGATTGTTAGTAAAATAAATTACGGTGATTTAATAGTAGGTGATAAGAATGCAGTAATGGTAGCTGCAAGGATTCTCGGTTACGGAAAAGATTATACGTTTAGTTATTTAGGAGAACAGTATACTGTTGATTTAACTACTTTAGAAAATAAACCTTTTGACTTAGATGGTATTAATAGTGAGACAGGAGAATTTTCCTTCACACTTCCATTTTCTAAGACAGATATAACTTTTAAAATTATTGATCATAGTACGGAAGCAAAGATATCAAAAGAGTTAGAAGGATTAAAAAAGATTGACAAAAATGTATCTAGAGAATTATCAACAAGATTAAAGTATATAATTAAATCTGTGGATGGTAATAGAGAAGACAGCGTTATTAGAAACTTTGTAGATAACTACCTACTAGCTAAAGATTCAAGATCATTAAGAGAACATATTAAACAAGTTCAACCAGATGTAAATTTAACATTTACAACAGATAGCGGTGAGGAGGTCGCTATCCCAATTAATTTAAACTTTTTTTGGCCTGACGCCTGAAACAGTTCCTACAGCTAGGAAAAATCTATTCACTCAAATTCATGAAATTTGCTTTCATGGACAGGGAGGATATGATTGGAATACTGTTTACAATATGCCAATATGGTTACGTATGTTTACTTTTCATAAAATACAAGAATATTATGAAAATCAAAACAAGCAAGCTCAACAAGCTCAATCAGGAGACAATAAGACTACCTTAGTAGATTCACAAGGAAATGTAAATAGAGAACAATTTAAAAAACTTTCTAACGAAACTAAAATACCAGAGAATCTAACAATGCGAAAAAAGTAATTCTTTTTTGTATTTATAAAGAAAGTAAATGGCACTTAATCCACAAGAACAAGCACGGTTTAACCAGTTAGTACAGGATGGTATAAGGTATGCTCAACAACTCGGTGATACAATAACTGAAAGTGCATTAAACCAACTGCCAAATGCAGCCGCTGCAACTAACGCACAGTTGCGACAAGTACAATTAACAGTTAGTGGGTTAGCTCAACAATTTGCAGCGTTTGCCGGAGACGTCTCAGCCGCCAGGCAAAGTTTTGCCGCCATCGTTGATGAAATCAAAGGCATCAGTAGTGGAGTCACTCAAGCAACATCAGCTTTTAGAAAATTAGAAAGCGTAAGTAGACAAGTACAACAAAACCAAGCCGGTATAGGTGACTTATCTAAAAGGCAGTTAGAAAGCCTGAAAGACAGAGTTAAAATAGCAACCTTAGATTTAAAACTTGCTGAACAATCTCTTAAAGCCCAACAAGCAAGATTACAGGTAGGTACAGCAGAATATCAAAAAGTAAGCACTGCTCTAGCAAACGTACAGGGTGAATTAGCATCTTTGGGTAATATAGATGCTGTTACTAAAGGTATTGATAAGGAAATTGACAAGGTAGAGAAGTTTAATAGAGCTCTAGGTGCGACAGGGGCTGCAACAAAGGGTTTAGGTGGATTTTTAAAAAATTTAGGGTTTGAAAAAGCAGAAGAGCTCTTAGAAATTAGAGAGGCGGAAGCAAGAGTTCAAGCCGAAATGGTCAAAGATTTACAAACAGTAGATCAAGTAACTGGAGAAATTACAACTAGAGAAGCTACTTATGCAGAAAAATTAAAGTATTCTAATATGCTCATTAAAGAAATGGGCAAAAATCTATTATCAAATGCAAAAGATCCTCAAGCAGCACAACAAGCTGTTTTTGCAGGAATAGCAAAAGCAACCAAGGAGGTAGATAAAGCAACTGGTAAGTTTGCTAAAGATATGAACATGACCTACAAAGAGAGTCTTGCTGTAGGTAGAGAGATGTTTTATATAGCTAGTAGATCCGGCGACGTTGCTTTAACCCAGGCCAAGCTTTTAGAAACTCAAAGAGCTGTTGGTGTTATATTAGGGACTAATGCTAAACTAAATGAACAGGATTTAGTTATAGTAACTAAATTGAATCAAAAAGCTGGAATCGCAAATGAAACTAGTGTAGAATATTTAAAACTCGCCAAACTTACATATACAACAGTTGAAGGAATTACAGGACAGTTCTTTGCACAAGCAAAAGTAGCCTCTCTTAATAAGGGAATAATAATTAATGAAAAGCAGTTATACAGTGAAATAGCAAAAACTTCTGCAATTATTAAGTTAAATGTAGGCTTAACCGGTGCAGGATTAGCAACTGCTGCTGCAAACGCAAAAGCATTAGGTATATCTTTAGAAAAAACAGAACAAATTGCTGGAAGTATAACTCAATTTGAATCCTCCATCCAAGCAGAATTAGAAGCAGAACTTTTAACAGGTAAGCAAATAAACCTAGAACGAGCAAGATACTACGCACTGACTAATGACACAGTAGGACTTCAAGAAGAACTAGCAGAGCAGATTGGTACTTTAGCAGAGTACCAAGGAATGAACCGAATTGCTCAAGAAAGTTTTGCTAAAGCATTAGGTTTATCTAGAGAGGAAATGGCTGCATCTTTGCTGGAAGCAGAAGCACTTAAAGGTTTAACGGGAGATCAAGCAGCCGCAGCAAAAATAGCTCTCGATGCTCGTATAGCGGATGTTGGCTTAGGTAAAGTGCAGAGGGAATTGCAGAAAGGCAGTATCGAGGATTTAATGCACCAACAAGATATTTCTGAGAGGTTAGCCCAAACGATGGACAGGCTAAAAGAGATTTTTGTCGGCATTGGCACTGCTGTTTTAGCAATAGCAGACAGTGTATCGTCTATTGTAGAAGGTATATCAATTATCATTACCCCAGTAACGGCACTAATGGGACTATTTGAAGGAATAGGTAAATTTGTAGGAAAAATGTTAGACGATATGAAAGGAGTAGGTAAAGTTTTAAAAGCTCTAATAAACTTAACCATTATCTATGCAGCTATTAAATCATTCTCAGCCCTTGCAGGAATCCCATATGTTGGCCCTGTTTTAGGAGCAGCTGCTGCTGCAACTGTACTAAGTACCGGTTACGGAATAGTAAACTCTCAAAAAATGGAAGACGGCTTATCGACAGCCAAGGGAGGGAGCGGATACGGTAAAAGAATGCTGTATGATGAAGGAGAACTGTTTGCCTTAAATAACAGGGATAACGTCTTAGTAACAACTAACCCAATTTTAGCTAACGATATGTTCAGCCCAGCAACCTACGCGGCAGGTTCCTTGCCGGGAGTGGGCAACCTGGTTGCAATGGAAATGATACAGAAAATTTCAAAAAGACTTGATCAAATGCAACCACAGGGGGCAGTAATACAAACCTCAGTAAACATCGACGGCCAAGTAGCAGGACGATCTTTAGAAATAGCAAAATACAAAACTTCAGCTTAAAATCTATTTATAAAAGACTTATGGACTTATTAACCAGATTATCAACCAGTGGATTAGGACTAAGAGGAAAGACTCCTAGCTCTTTTGTAAAAAATCCTAAAAAGAATCATGAATTCGGAGGACCGGGTCTTCTAGCTTCTCAATTAGACATTAACGGTGTTCAGCCAGGTATGTATGATAGAGTATCTAAATACCAAGTCGGATTACGTACTTCATTGCTAGACTTAGACGGAAAAGATCAGCCTAAATACCTTGACAACCCACCTCAATAATGCCATTACTCCAGATACTAACTGACCCAAAGAACTTTAAGTTCTATGCAGGCGGTAAAGGCTATGTCTCTACCCCGGATTCGTTTGGTCAGAAGAGTATCCCTTACGGTAAGGATAGGTTTGGAGGCGGTTCATCAAAGCAGCCCTACATCGTTAAATCAATCGATATAAACGACAGTCAGGTTGAAAACACAGGAGGTCCTGATTTCTTAGTTAGAGGAGGGTCTTTACTACCCGGGAAGGTAGCAGACGATGTTTCTAGGCTAACAAAAATGTTTCTGGAAAAAGGAACAGAGTTTACTGTTAAACAGAACCTACTATCTAGATTAAACGTAGAAACCCAAACAAGCATTCCTTTTTTAAACCAAGGAGCTTATACACCTGCTCAAACTATCGCTCAAGCAGCAGGAGTTGCAACAGGGTTGCACTTACCTTTATTCCTACCAGAGACAAAATACGATAATGTAATTAAGGTTCAAAGAGAGATTGATGCAGATCAAACCAGAAATAGACTCTACCAGTTATATGAGAATACAATAGCACCTAAGTTTGTTAATATAGAGAACGGTGTTCCTGGTGCAAATGCTGTTGATAGTTTGAAAAAAGGAGATCCAATCCTTAGAAGCTACCCCGGCGGCCCTGGTGCACCATTAGGTATTGGGAAAACAAATATCTTTTTTGCAGATCAAAGAACAGGGTATTACAATCCGAATTATAAAACAGATAAGTCCTTTATAGATTCTTATCCATTATATAGCGGAGGAACTCAAGGATTAAACATAACTTACGATCCTACCTTTTTAGGTGCTACAAACAAAAGCACTATTTTATTAAGTCAGATAACAGCTACCGGAGATCAGCAATCAGACCCGGTAAGATCCTTGTTACCAACGAGTCCGGGTGGGGTATGGAATGACCCTTCTCAGTTCCCATTAAACTACTTTAAGAAAGACCCGGCCTTATTTAGTATTGAACAAATTCAAGCTGCTACACCGTTTCAAGATTCGGCAGTAGTCACTGTTACTGATTTCAGGCAGACCCTTAAAAACGATCCGGTAACTGGACAAGAAGCTAGAAAAGTTTTAATCTCTTCAGATTATACAGCTTTTAATAGAAATAAAACATTTAAAACAGGAGATGCTGGAAGAAGAGATATTGATAGAACTAAAATACCAACTCCGGGACAAACTTCCGCCGGTACGGATTTAATTAACTTACTAAAAGTAGGGCAGACAGATCCAGACTCAGATTTAATACCATTCTACTTCACTACACTTAGATACGATAATACACGATCTACATCAATTCAGTTTAGAGCTTACTTAGATAATCTTAACGACGGATTTACTGCTGAATGGAGTCCTTATAAATTTATGGGTAGAGGTGAAAATTTCTACAACTACAGTGGGTTTACAAGAACAGTTACTTTTGCATTCTCTATTTACGCTCAGACCTACTCAGAAATATTTAGACAATACCAAAGATTAAATTACCTAGCATCAACATTAACTCCTTCATATACTAACGTGGGAGTAATGAGAGGCAACTTTATAAAAGTTACTATCGGCGATTATTTATCTCAAGTACCAGGTATAATTACAGGTATTAACATGGAAGTTCCTAATGATACTCCGTGGGAGATAGGGAGAGATTTAGATGGAAATAAAACAGGTAAGGGAGATAGATTGCCATTTATGATGAAAGTATCTAATATAACCTTTATTCCTGTATATGATTTTGTACCGGAAATAGGAAAGCCTTTTATCTCAATGGGTGCATCTGGAGGCGGACCTGGTTACAGCAACTAATAAATGAAAAGATACCAAGATATAAAAATACTATCAGACAGTCCGGTAAAACCCGGTGTTAGATTCTATGCTACTACCAGGTATCCTGAAATACCTTTATCTGAAAATGATATCTATGTAATAACAGTTTTAGGAGATAGATTAGATTTATTAGCTCAACAGTACTACGGAGATTTTACTCTTTATTGGATCATCTCAGCTGCAAACGATGCACTAACAAAAAACTCACTCTTTGTACCTGAAGGTACTCAAATCAGAATACCTACAGATACCGGCCGGATAATTGCACAGTTCAATATTTTAAATAGTCTATAACATGGCATTATTAGGAGAAGACTTTAACCCAAACGTTAGAGCACAGATTGAGAAAAGACAGGAGTTATACGCTGCCGGAAACAAAAGTGATAAAAATATTCAATTACAGAATACTAATTCTTGGCTAAGGCTTGCATCCTCGGTAGATATTAAAGTAGATAGAAAACAAACCCCCGAAAGTAAGTATGCAGAATATGCCGCTAGAGTACAAGAGTATACTAGCAGGTATGAAGTTGGCGAAGGACAGCTTCTAGCAGAACAGTTAATATTGACAGGAGGAACTGCTTATCGTACAGAAGACGGCCAAGGTAATTCGATTTATGCATCGCGATACGGTATTTCAGAAATCAACTCAATGACCCCTTTAGGAGCTTACGGCCTCGGAGGTCCGGATTTTGGATATAGGCCAATGCCCGGAATTGAATCAGCAGATGTAACCTACTACAATAACGGTGCACTAGCTAAAGCAGACGTTAAAATAAAATGCTTTTCAGCTCGTCAATTAGACTTGTTAGAAACACTCTACCTAAGACCCGGGTATACAGTACTATTGGAATGGGGACATAATACCTACACAGATAACAACGGTAATATAATTACCCCAGATAGTCTTACAGAACCTTTTACAAAATTCTTACCACCATTTGGAACAACTACTCTTCCGGATAGAGATGAACTTCAAGCATTTATTCAAGCAGAGAGAGAAAAGAGATTTTATAACTACGATGCATTTTACGGAGTAATCACAAACTTCTCCTGGACACTGTCAGGTAAAGATCAAACATACGATGTAACTTTAAAATTAGTTACAACCGGTGCTATTATTGAATCGTTAAGAATAGATAGCGGATACAACGCTATTTCAGGAAGTGATTCATTAACAAGAACAATTTTTAAAACAGATTTATCAGTCTGGGCCGGCTTTAGAGAAGCTTTTGGAAACACAGTACCAACATATACTACCGAATCTGCCCCGGCATTTTTAGAGCAGCTACTCTATACCCGAAGTCAAGAATCTACACTAATGTCAAGTATGTATAACGTTGTAACTGCATTAGACACCTCCCGAGGAGTGGACCGGTACGGAAAGTATGGAGGTGACGAACCTGAACTTACAGTTGCAGTCTTGCCAGACCTACTTCAGTTAGCAAATTTAAAAAATGATCCTACACAAGTAAACTACAGTCCCGGTCCGGGAAGTGTTTTTTCCTGGTCTGTAGATCAAAGAGATACTGGTAACCCGACCGCAAATGTAGATTCACTATACTATATAACATTTGATAATTTAATGGCAGTACTACAGTCTGAATGTTTACTTTATGAAAAAGACGGTAAGCCAGTTGTAAGATTAGATTTTGGAATAGACAAAGCAATTCCGATGTTCACAATCCCGGGAAGAATGTCTGCAGACCCAGCAGTATGTTTAATCAACATAACAGAAATGGTAGACACTGTCAAAACAAAAGTAACCCCGGACCTAACTAATTCAGATATAAACACACTATCCGTAGTTATGTCAAAACCTACCAATCCAGTATTAAACGAAGTAGGTTACTTGAACTTTAGAAGTTACAGCAATTACCTTTCTGGCGGTGGATTTGTAACTCCACCTTCTGCCGTATTAGCTCCTGGGGAGCAGTTTGTTGGGTTTTTAAACAACGTTGCAGTTAACGTTGAACACGTACTTGCTGTAATGGATAAAAATAACGATGAAGATGCAAGAGTTTCTCTAATCAGTTTCCTACAAGATCTTTTAGCAGATATTAATATTGCTTTAGGAGATATAAATCAATTCAAAGTAAAGTTTAATGAAGAAACAAAAGTTGTTAGTATCTACGATGAAGCAGTTTTTTTTAGAAAAAGGACTAACCCAATCACTGTGCTTAGATCTACCGGAGTATCTGTAAATACAGATGCTAGTATAATTAAAGAATTAGGAATTACAACTCAACTATCTAATGAGATGGCATCGATGGTCGCAATTGGTGCACAAGTAAATGCAAATACTCTAGGAGAAAACGCAACAGCTTTCTCACAATTCAATATAGGATTAGTAGATAGAATAACCCCAGTCAAATATGAGCAACCGCCTAAAAGTTTTATTGCTAAAAAATCTCCAGAACAAAAATGGTTGGATTTAACTACTACTTTAAATACATTAATAAATCAAATATATCCAAATACACTAACCCCTAAAGCAGAACAGGGAAACAGTGCTGACGGTAATAAACCAAGTTTTACAGTATTGAGAGAACCTATCAAACAAGCCGTTAGACTAAATCAAAAATATGCTAACTTTCTAGTTGGTTATTACACATCAGTAACAGAAGAAATACCACCTCCGTTTATTATACCGTTTAAAATGAACGTAACAATTCCGGGCATTTCCGGAGCAACCATATACCAAAGGTTTGGTATGGATACAACCTTACTACCTTTTTCTTACAAAAATAAAATAGACTATTTAATTGTTAATTTAACTCATAAGATAAGTACAAATAGCTGGAATACAACCTGGGAAGCATTAACAGTTCCAAAAATAAAATAAGATGCCATACATACCCTTAAATAGAATTAAGACTAATTTATTTACAGCCGGAAACGAGTATTACAATCCAGCTGAAAGTAAACCACACCAAGGGTACTACCACAAGTATTATAACGGAAGAATTTTTACCGGCAAAACTCCTTACGATCAACCGAGTCAAGAACTACAAGTCCTAACTACTCAGATGCTGCCTGATGCACCAACAGAAGTAGTAGCGATCGCTCCATACAATCCTATCCCAACTCCACAAGAATACCTAACAGGAGAATTTCAAAGATACTTTGTTAAGCAGATAAATGCTTTAAAGTACATTGAGATTAACTTACAGACTTATACTGCTGTTAATCAAAAAAAATCCGGGTTATCCTGGATGGACTATATTACAATATCCATACCATGGTCAATCTCAGGAGAGGAGAGCACGGTTGCTGAAACAAATAAAAACATAGTTCAGCTAACTGAACGTCTTAAGAAGGTTCAAGGGTTTGCTTTATTCCTACAAGAAGACTACCTAAAGTTCTATAAAAAGTAGGATTCCTGAACATTAGTCCTTATCTTTATTGAAAGGTTATGTTTTGGTTAGTAGAAACACAAGAGCAGTTCGATAAGTTGCAATTTGAATTAGGAGAAGAAATCTTCGTACTTCCTATTCAGACTCATCCGGAAATTCATCCGGGCATTTATGCACCGTTAAGTCTTTATCTCAGAGACGTTACTCAGCCGAAAGGCTTTCTAATTAATTACTTTCATCCGGAAGCTTTGCAGTTTGATCCTCTACAGGTTAAGGAATACCTAAGAACTTTCAAGAAGATCTACACTCCGGATAAAAAAGCATTAAGCTACACTTATTTCGGTTCAAATACTTACGATCTTAATCTATTTGAGTATAAGGAAGTAAGAAAGCAGACTCATGCTCATAGCTTCTACTCTCAAAGGTATTATGAAAGCGAAGACCTTAATTCAGTAATTCCAATAGTAAAGCATTTTGAGCAGTGTGAGATTATATTTGAAGAATATGCTTCAGTAATTAAAAAACATACTCCTAACGAATATCACGATGATCTATCTAACGTATTCTGGTTTATAGAAAGAAACGGTTTAAAGGTTAATAGTGCCTTTGAAAGGTACTTTGACTTAAAGAGACCCTTTCTATCCCGCTATAACTCGTATACATTCACTCAATACAACCTTAATACGACCACCGGCCGACCTTCTAATACGTTTAACAGCTTAAACTTTGCTGCTCTACCTAAAGAAAACGGTTCTAGGTCGGTTTTTGTACCGAGAAACGACTTTTTATTGGAGATCGACTTAACTGCTTACCATCCTACTTTGATAGGTCAAATGGTTGGTTATGATTCACCAACAGGGGATATTTACGAAGATTTTGCAGCTAAGTATGGAATGGATCGAACTGAAGCAAAAGGATTAGTATTTAAGCAGCTATACGGGCATATATTCGATCAATATAAAGACTTTGAATTCTTTCAGTTAACTCAGAAGCTTATTGAGGAGATCTGGAGCACATTCACCAGTAAGGGTAAGTATGTAGTTCAAGAGACCGGTAAAGTATTTAAGAAAGATGACTTATCTAACATGAATCCTCAAAAGCTGTTTAATTACATAATACAGCATTGGGAAACTTACAGCAACGTTGCAATCCTTAAAGAAATCATTTATATTGTTAATAACAAGGAGACAAAATTAGTACTTTATACTTATGATGCTTTCTTATTGGATGTTAGTAAGCA